TAATTATCGCAATTTTTAATATAGTAAAAGGTATATAATGGCCGAACGTCTCAATTTCATGGCAGGAACGTTTTCAGTTATTCCACAAAATTCCTTACAAGTTACAACTAATGTAGCAGATTTCACCGACGACCTGGCGTCAATTGTGAATTCCTCCGATTCGACATTACCTAGGGAAAAATTAGTGGATGTAATTAATGCAGTCAGGATCCGTTACGCTTCGGGGGGTCAAAATGATGACTTTATCGATACATTATCTGCGACCGATCAGACTACAAATTTGGAGTCCATTAGAACTTACCAGGATGTTAGTGAAAAATTAAATTCCGGGTCAACCACCGGCATTAGGTCTTTTGACATGAATTTCGCCCACCTGGTGATCGGAAGACTTCCCACGACCCTGAGGGGTGAACTGGACACGTACAACGACGTGGGCGCAGACAAATTTGAGTTTGGCGAGCTTGATTACATACCAGATGCCGTCAACGACGACGGCACTGCATCGAGTACGTCGCCGATGATAGTCACATTCAACGCGACGTCGGAGGATCAGGACAGCGCGTCGTACGACAACATGAATTTGCTGGCCGGATCATTTGCCAGGGCCCTATCGTCCCAGTTTCCCAATTCTGGCAAGGATCAAAATTTGTTGAAAATTATGATCGAACAGGAATCTTACGAGAACCTGATGCGTATTGCGGTGGGGGGGTTCGTCACAAATACGGGGGAGGTCACCTCCATACAGAATTCCATGCACTCAAACGAGGTATCGGTGGGGTTCGGCATGACCCTGTCGGAATTACAGAGTCGTTTGTTCGATGGGAATGTACCCTCTTCGAGGGCGCTGGGTCATGAAATCATGTTGGCCTTATATTCCAGGTGTCCCGCCACCCTGGGTAACGACCAGGACCCCTCCTCGAGAAATGTTGCGTACAAGGGGGAGGACAACACCGTGGCAAAACGTCCCTACAGAATTATACCGCTGGAGGGCACCGACTCGGACGGTCTGATGCTCGAATACGCCGAGAATCTCAGGAATGTGGAGACTGGAAACAAGATCGATATCAATCTGCAGTTCGTGGTCAAGACCAAGCTCACCATGGTCTTGAGGGACGGCACGCAGTTGAACACCCTCAATCCGGCCACAAACCAGCCGGGTTATACGGAGTTTCTATTGAATTTTCTCTTCGCCGGGTGATTCAATAGACGTACACCATGGACGGCTCGTCGTTTTTATGAAACGCCACAATATCCCACCTGTTGTATACGGGCCGCCACGAGTTGTCGAGCTGGTACCTGAACCTCAGGGCAGCCCGATAGAACATATGATAATCCTCGATGGTCCTAGTTTCCTTCTGTTTCATCAAGAATCTAATTGTGTATTGCACATCACAGAAGGACCTGAATGTGTACCCCGACAGCTCGAAGAATTCATGATACAGTCCGTGCAACCAGGCCTGATCTCCGAGTTTGAATGAACACAGGTGTTCGATGATTGTCGATAATTTCTGGGTCCTCTTCTGGAATCGATTACATTTCCCATGGATTTCCCTAGATTTAATTGTGTTCATGATATTGTTGCGGGGTCCGCGGGAGTAGCAATCCCTGCACACCTCCCTGTACAACCTGTGTTCCCACCTACAGTGGAGCCTGAAGGGTGACGTCACCATGCCATCCAATTCAAGATCCAGGCAATCCAAAATCCACTGGCAAAATGGGGATTTCCCAACTAATATTAATTCATTCTCACAGAGCAGGCACCTCTGTGAGAATTCCGTGATATGTTGCAGTGCAGTCTTCATTTACACAACCTCTACGGTTGTTCCTCGGTGGCAAAATAAATACTATTTTTTTCACCGAGGAATATCAAAATAGAATTTTTATATGAGTATTCGTCACGAAATTCTCAATATAATTGATTCGTTCAGCGACCAACTCACAAATCAGGTATATCGCGAGTTGGTTGACTCCCTGTCCCTGGCTGGAAAAGTTGCTAGTAAATTCATTGAAATTAAGGGACACCTGGTGGAGAGAGACCCCTCCCGGGCTCCCAGGGAATTCATTCGAATTTTGGAGGTACACAGCCCCGGCACGTCTCCCCGGCACGTCCTGGATTTGAATAATAGTAGTATCGGTGAAGATATTGTTTACAAAATAACTTCCCGGGTGTACAGCGGAGATATTTTCGTGGAACAAAATTCGAGGGAAATTGTAATAATCTCCGATGTATCGTTTTTCAAATGAGCTGGACCGGGTGAGGTCACAGATTCCAGTGAGTTGTTACGACGCGATTAGGGAGGTGGTGGGCGCGCCCCGGGCCCCCACCCTGGTCAGGGTTCGTGGGAAAATAGTGGAGGTGGGGAGGGAACCCGTAAACTTTTCTAGAATTTTACGAATTACGGAGGCTGATAAAACAGACATGGAGAATGAAAAAATATTCCAGGGACTGGTGGACGCCATCGAACACCACCTCACTTCCCACCGGTACTATATCTTCATATCGAACCCCGACTACGTGGTGATAATAACTGAGATGGAAAGAACTTAAAGAGACTCCACGAGATGAAGTACAACAACTATGAGCATCCAGGAGACATCGAGTGCCTCATCCGACGTGGAAATGATCGAACAAGAGAGCGAGGAGCTTGAGACGACTTCGGAATTGATGGAGTCGGACTCGGGTACGGAGTCAGAACTCGAGACTGAGTCAGAACTCGAGACGGGGTCGGAGTCAGACTCGGAGGATCAGGACCCCATCCTGCTCGTGGCAGAGATTCTGAGCGGGACCCTCGAGAACGATTCTGGCGACAATGTCTGCAGTATTCTGGTAGACATCCGCGACCAGCTCAAGATTCACAACAAGTTACTTGCAAAGATCACAATGAAGTACTGCGAGCGGAACGAGAAAACGAATTAAAGAAAATTCTTGCCATAGATCAGGAACCCCGGAAATATGTTGTTTGAGGGAGTGGTTTCAAATGTCCAGGACGCAATAAAATCCATTAACATCGAGTTTGATAAGATTCAGGATGCAAAGAGTGACGAGAATCACGTACTGAACATATTTTTCCCAATGTTTATAGATAAATCAGGAAAGTTCATACAAAAGGGGGATGACGAACAATTCACCTCCTACAAAAAATTCATGAAAGCAAAAATATTAGATATTTACCAGGTAATGAAGAGGGACCCCATCACCGAGGGTGAGTTCGCCATGGATTATGATACTGCCTACATGCGTCTGAGTTCCATATACAACAGATTCAAGGATTCCCACACGGTCGTGATGTCCAAGTTGAGGCTTCAGCAGGGGCTCGAATTCATTTTCGACAATCCGGTGGATGAGAACAACGAGCCCCTGCTGGGGCAGGAGTACGACCCCGAGAAGTTGAACCCATACCAGCGACTGATTGTATCGATGTTACGTGTATTTAAGGAGGATGGTCTGCGTCGCGATGGGGATCGTGTGTGTAGGGAGGTTCAGGGTACCCGCTACTGGATCAAGAGGGCCACGATAGAGGAGTACATCCACTCGTCGAACACGCGCCAGGATGTATCGAGGGAAATGTGGGAGGATACGTACAAGACCCCCGGCATGGTGAAGAATGTGGCCGACACGCTGAGCGTCATCCACGACTACGAGTTCCCCGACATCAGGCGGTGTAGGCACAGCTGGTCATTCAGAAATGGTATCTATTCCGACGGTATATTTTATGCATACAATTCACCGGAGATCGTAAAGCTACCCGACAATCTGGTAACATCGCGCTATTTTCCGGACGTCGATTGTGATCCCGGCGGCGCGACGCCCTACTTCGATCAGATCGTGAAATATCAGAAGTGGGATGAGGAGACTATTGAGTTTTTCATGGCCATGATAGGGAGGTGTTGTTACGCGGTGAACGAGAGGGATAGGTGGCAATTGATGCCGTTCTGTTACGGTGTTGCCATGTCGGGTAAGTCAACAATTGTCACCCACGTGGTGAAGGAGCTCTACGATCCAGAATATGTTGGGACGATGTCGAATTGCGTCGAGCGCCAGTTTGGAATTGGCCCCCTCTCCGACAAATTTCTCATAATTGGTCCCGAGATCAAGCGCGACTTTAGCCTAGAGCAGGCGGAGTGGCAATCCATGGTGTCGGGGGAGGAAATTCAGGTGGCCTCCAAACACGTTTCCTCCCGGACGGTGAAGTGGGACGTCCCCATGTTCCTCGCGGGAAATGAGATGATATATCAAAATAACGACAATTCCGGATCCATATCCAGGCGAATCGTCCCGTTCATACACAACGAGAGGGTGTATGCAGCGGATCCCATGCTGCCAGACAAACTTAAGATGGAGATGGGGGCGTTGATTCCCAAGTTCGTCTCATCCTACCTGAGACTTGCTGAAAGGTACAAAAATGTGACTGTCCTGGATCACCTCCCCAAGCAAATATTGGAGTGGAAGAAGGAGATTGCTGGAAATCTCAACAGCCTGGTTGGGTTTTTGGACTCCTCCGCGGTGGTCTTCGGCGATTACATCGTGCCCGAGTCCGAATTTGTAAACCACTACAAGCAGTGGTGCATCTCGGTGAACACGACGCCCAGGAAGTGGGAAAAGTCGCTGTGGAGTTCGTGCTTCGGAGAGAGGGCCCTCAAGAACACATTCGGAGGGGAGAGCGAAACCTGGACGAACCCCATCACAGGAGTTCCACAAGATGTGCACAACCGCCACGTGATTCGCGGATGCAACATAGTGCACAATTAAAATAATATACATCTTATTATATACATGGTTCAGCTGGTCCACATTGGGATGTACATGGTTAATTTCACACTCAAGGATGGCCCCCTGGATATGGGTCTGGTGGCCAACCGGGTGTTAAATAGATCCCCCAATTCTAGGAGAAATTACGACGTGAACATCCGTTCCAAAAACAAAATGGCCAAAATGCGTGACCTCCGATCCACCGCGGTTTCCACGAGGCCATTAAACTCCGCCGAGAAGGAAAAGATTCGCAGCGTGAATTTTAAGTTTATGAGTGGACAAAACAAAGTAAACATAGAGGTCACGTCAAAGTCCGTGACAGTCAGGAGTGGCCTCGGTCGGGATGTGGACATCGACACTGCGGATAAGGACATCCTGATCAACCAGGCAATTCGGGAACTGAATAAGGTTAACATGAACAGGGAGTTTTCGTCTGTCACGTGGACGTGTGACGCCTCCCTCAATCTCGGGGGGGACGTAGATTTAAATGCATTTAAACGCCAATTTAGCCAAATGTACAAAAATGGCAATGTTAAGATCGGTCCCAACCGGACGAACACGGGACCCATGACCGGAATGAAGATGCAGATGTCCTTCTACCGGATGAACAGACCCATCGGCAATGCGTATCTCTCCCGAACGGGGAGGTTCGAAGTCAAGGCGGTGAAATTTTTCACGAATCTGAGGGTAATTGTAAGTAGAATCAGGAATATCCGCAATGCAATGATCAGTACTGGAATTATGGGGGTGACCGGGAACGCCCCCACCAGACGTAGAATCCGGGGGTTCCAGAACCAGGTCAACGTGGGATATCACATTCGTCCCGACCCCAAGACCGGCGTGGCCCGGCAATACAAGGATCCCAAAAATCCCAAGAATTACGAATTCCGTAGAAAAATGTTGAATTTATTCAACTCCTTCAAAGTACCTGTTCCACAAGCGATCAATGACAAATTCAATCTGACCACGCTGCGATCCGGGGTGAGGGCGCGTCAACACAAGGTCACCGTCAACAACAGGGGTCTCGTGAAAATTAATGGTAAAAATGTAAGGAAGTTATCTAAGAAGAACCTCGTGAATACTCTCAAGTTCCTGTCTACAAATTCATCTCCAATTTCAACGAAACTGAAACGTCCGAATATTGTTAACAGGTTGAAAACGAAAACGGCGTACGAAAGGGGTGAGGAAATGTTGAACAATCGACTCAGGGAATCCAACTCCATTTCCATTTCCAATTCCAGCTCCAGCTCCAGCTCCAACTCCAACTCCAACTCCAACTCCAACTCCAACTCCAACTCCAACTCAAACATGAGGCGTGGGATTAGAAGATTTTGAATCTCTCGATCACAGTCGATGATCGTGGGATTCGTCACATCGTCACCCGTGTGGTAAATACCATTCAGTTGACGTATAAACTAACTCTTGGCGGCAAGAATATTAGAGCCCTGGAATACCTGATAACCAGCTACGATCTGGAAAGCAAATAATATCAGCATCATTCCCTGGCGGGTGGAGCGTTCCCCCCTGGTGAGACCAGTCTTGATGGAGAACATGTTGTAAGCCAGGATATAGCAAATGAATGAAAGGCAGAGAAGCAAATAGCTGAATTCTTTCGTGGCCATGAGACGGCTCCCCGCGATGAGGGGGGACGAAACCGACATGAAGAGAACGCCGAAGAGACTCACCAGGGCAAACGCTCGGATACCCTGGAGCATCGAATCGGTGCTATCGGTGATCTGATACTCCGCCGGCTTCTCCTTGGAAGTCAGGGCCGTGAGCCTCTCGCGCTTTCCGTAGGTTGTATATGCCAGTGCACTTTGCTCCACGATCATGCACACGGCCGCGAAAGACATTGCAACACTCATGTTCGAAAGACCCGCGCTCGACCCCAAAATATCCATTTATTAGTAGGATACAAAATAAATTTCGTACATACTTAAAGATTTTATCTTAAAGTAGGTAATGATAACGTCCAGGGGAATCGTCTTGCAGAGGGATAGGGACCTGATGAGAAAACTGACTTTCCACCCAATACAAAATCCTGATTTCCCCCACGAGAAACCCACGAAGGCTTTCAAGCTAAATGGAAATAAGATGCTGATACCTCGGCACGCCGCCCCCCTCGTGGATCCCCCCACCGACCTGGTGGACACCCGTTCCGAGCCCCTGGACATTGACATAACCTTCGGTGGAAAGCTCAGAGACGACTTGCACCAGGGGGAGGCATCGCGGAAAACCCTCGATATGATTATCAATACGGGAGGGGCGGTTCTCTGCCTGGATGCAGGATTCGGCAAGACCATCGTGGCCCTCGATTTAATATCAAAAATTAAGAAGAGAACGATTATCATCGTCCACAAGGAATTCCTGGCCAGCCAGTGGGAGCAGAGGATTGTTCAGTTCTTGGGGGAGGGCGTCACCGTGGGTCGAATCCAGTCGAATCGTTTTGAAATCGACAACGACATAGTGATATGTATGTTCCAGACCCTGTGTACCAGGGAATATGAGAAAAATGCGTTCGACACCGTGGGATTCATGGTGATCGACGAGGCCCACCACGTGCCTGCCGCCGTATTTTCCAGGGCGCTGTTCCAGCTGTGTCCCCGGTACTGCCTGGGTCTCTCCGCCACTCCCGATCGGCGCGATGGATTGCAGGAAATTTTACACTGTTTCATGGGGCGAATTTCATTTCAGGTGGAGCGCGTGGTGGAGCCCGGCACCGCCAGCGTGCAGGTTGAATTTTACGAATCCCCCCAGGATTCCAGGCCGCTGCCCCTCAACAGGGTGGGGAAGGTTTCGATGGCCGAATTCATCAACGAGCTGGCTGAATCGGAGGATCGAAACAAATTTATCGTGGGTATCGTTGAAAAATTGGAAAAATCGAGAAAAATTTTAATATTATCAGATCGGCGGGAGCACTGTAAATACTTTCACGGAATTTTTGGTGATTCGGGGGGGTTGTACCTGGGGGGAATGAAGCAAGCCGATCTAGATGAATCCGCGGGGAAACGCATCATCATGGCTTCATTCGCAATGGCCGCGGAGGGTCTGGACATCGGCGACCTGGATACCGTAATTCTATCAACTCCCAAAACGGACATACGCCAGGCGATCGGACGATGCATGCGAGCAGGGGGTCGCAGAAAAAATCAACCCCTCGTCGTGGACATAGTGGATCGGTGGGGTTCTCTATCCCACTCCATGTTTAATAAAAGGAAGAAAATCTACATGATGAAAAATCTTATGTAACTACACCAGGTAGATTAGGTAGATTAGCTACTAGGAGGCTGGGGGAATCTGCTAAGCTGATTAACTCTTCTAGTACCGAGTGTTTTAGACAGTTCTCCCTGTGCTTTATTTAAATGGTTACTGCCTAATCCACCTGTCTTTTTTAACAGACTCCTGAAAATGTTCTTAATATTTTTAAGATCCGTTTCGGAGGGTTCGTTCGCCATGTTCTATATATATTATATTCATAAATTTTTTTTTACTGAGTGATTTGTCTGCTCATTTCCGTCGCATGCTCCAATGCCACGATATCGTGCCTGACCACCGCTTCGGGAAGAGAAACCATCACATTAGATTCAGCCACAACCCTGGCCCACTTCAGCCAGTCTCTAATTAAAGCGACACTGGGGGTATTAGGGGGGGTATTAGGGGGGGTAGTCTGGGTACCGGTCGCGGTACTGGTCGTAGGTCTGCTGTTATCGGTCTCGGCACGGGGGGGGGTATGAGTCTGGGTCGCGTGGTTTGCACGGGCAGCTTTCGCATTCCTGCCCATGACAACTTCCGCCCACATACCAAACTTTCTGGCGATATTTTCCTCACTCAAACCACCACCCTCCTTCGTTTCAATTATTTTCATGACAGCGTATAATTTCTTTAACGAATCATGCAATGCTTCCTTATTGTTTGGACTCCTCTGGGTTTCGCGTTGCAACTTTCCTAAAATTTGGGCCAGTTTACGGAACGATTCCGCGTGCTGTGTATTCCCTTCACCCGCGGGACTCTGATCACTGCCCCTCTGAAGTTCTGAAATGTCCCTCTTAATTTTTGTAAGTTGATCATATAAGTCCTTTATGACGGTGTCATTAATACTTTTTATTTTATTGATTAAAAGATCCACATAATTTTTCAACTCATCCAGGCTATGGTTAGTTTTATTTTGAAAATTCTTCAGTTCAGACTTAAAAGCGCCGTCAGTGGCTTTATGTGCACGTAAATCCTTAGAAATTCTAATTAATGTGAATCTATGCTCCTCTATAGTTTGCTTCATTTTTTCATAATTTGCCTGTAGCTTGTCATATTTTCCCTTCATCGCCTCGAATTCCGAGTTTGTCGCAGTTTTCATTTCTTCCATGGTTTTCTTCAGTTCATTTCGGACCTTGTCGGCACTGGCGGGTAAATTTTTTTCATATTTCCTCACCAGTTCTGTCATGTTTGACTTGAGTTTATTAAATTCAGCCCGGGTGGGTGGCTGGTTAGCAGCCGGTACATTTGTAGCCGGTACCTTTGGTTTTCCCTGGCTGGGTGGCTGGTTAGCAGCCGGTACATTTGTAGCCGGTACCTTTGGTTTTCCCTGGCTGGGCGTCGGAACATTATTTGTTCTTCCAGCCTGAGCAGTTTTTTTCTCTGACTTCAAATTTGCAATGTTTTTTTCTGATTTTGACTGTTTCTCTGATAATCTCCTCATTTGCTCCTGCAGTGCAGATCGTTCCCTGTTGGGAGTGTTTTTACTATTAATTCTTCTTTTTATTTCTTCCATCTGTCTAGCGACGCTGGAATTATTACTGCTATTCCGCGAAGAACGAGGACGGTAATCATCGTCATCATCGTTTCGCCCGCCAACCTTTTTTCGTAGGGATGAAAAAAAGTTGTTATTTCTTTCTGGGGCCGAGAAAAATGGACCGGGGGTGTTCGGGCGCTGGGGGGCTGAGAACACGGGACTGTTCTTGTTGTTCCCCCGGGTGTTATTGTCTTTGCCCCGGGTGTTCTTGTTGTTCCCCGGGGTGTTCTTGTTGTTCCCCTGGGTATTCTTATTATTCCCCTGGGTGTTAACAGGGGAATTGGGGGTTTCCACAGTCACCTGGGGTGCATTTTCCGGTTGTGGCGTCTCCTCCAGGAAATACGTCACACCATCGACCGTCTGAGATGTTCTCTCCGAGGAACCGGGCGTACCACCCACCGTACCACCGTACGACCCTGGGGAGCTGGGCAACGTTTTCTTCATGAACCTGAAATCCTGTTGAACCCAGTCCCATTTCCCGGAACGCTGAAGTTGTTTAAATTTTCTGCCGAGTAGCTGGATCCTCTTTCCCGTCTCTGGATTTATCGGATGTCTCACAGTTTTACGGTAGTCATTCCTCAATTCGGAGCCAACCTCCAAGAGCTTCTCCATACTATGATTTGACTAGAATTTTTTTTTACACCGAGGTATAATCGAACAGAGGATTTAAAGATGGAGAGTTTATACGATATCGTCAGCCAGTGCCACGTCGATGCCCACACCGAGATAGAGATGAGACTCGGGAGGATCACCCCCCAGGGGAATTTCGTCACGAACATCGAGGAGCTTGAGTTTGAGATTATTCTTGACAGCCTGAAGAAATACCAGGGGTGGGCCAAGGTAGAGGAAAGTGTGTGTGACATTTTTTCCAGTGGGGATGTGAGACTTGAGGAGGATCACCAGACTGGCGAACGGAAGTGTGTCATAAAGAACCGAATGGCCAACATCGACATTGGTGTACCGGGCGTGGATTTTGATGCACGGCTGTCGCTATCGTCGGAAGTTCCCACGGAGTACATTCCTAAATCATTCAGAAACCAATTCGAGAAAAAGAGAATTTCTTTCACTCGAAAAAATGTTCGCATCGACATGACAACTAAAAGGAGTGCCGACGTTGACGACGAGGTCGGCGTGCAACGGCAGATCGAGGTGGAATTGTTGAACCCCACTGATTTCTCGAAACCAGAATTCGTCAACTACACGTTCAAGATTCTAGACCTCATCAACTGTCGATCCCCCGTGGATGTTCAAAAGCTGTACGATGAATCATCAATCGTGAAAAATGCTTATTATTGATATTCCAGCCACGACGAGAAGAATCCCGGCGAGAGATGAGGTGTTCACGGACCCCGCCATGAGCGTGATGGGGATGATGCTCACCGCGGCGATGGCACTGGGGAAACCTGGATTTTTAGAGAGTTTTTGGGCGTAGCGGAGTAAATACATGGACAACGCACCAACCAGGGTGATTACTGATATTTTAATAAACATTTTTTTATCTATACTTTTAACTTTATCGGCTCGAAAGAGGTAGACCATACCGACAACCACCAGGTAAGACGGAAGCGCGTACAGAGTCACGTCGAATGGGTTGACTACGTCCACGATACTTTTCATATACAGTGTATAAAACACGCTCAATATAGCAGACAGAAATGAAAGAAATACCCACATGTATATTATAATAATATTAAATAAACATCGGCCTGGGGGGTGTCACCGGGCCGGCGTCCTGACGTACGACCGTCTTGTCAAAGATCATGATCTCCTCGGCATACCACGTGATTCCGATCCTCGAGTTGAAAAAGTAGACGAGAGATGGGCGCACGATGGCCATGGCGGTGTGCTGTCTAAAATCCCTGGGGCTAGGGGATTCCACCTTGTATCCATCGTGGACGACGACAGTTTTGCCATCGACCTTAAACTTCATGTTATTTCCGTTAATGCTCGGCTTGAAGTACTCCACGAATTCCTCGTCGCTGATGGTGGGAAGGGATTCCCGGACACGAGATTCGACATATTTTACGTAGTCCTGGATGACCGGTTCTGTGCCGACCGTGAGATCCAGGGACACCTTCCTGGCCGAACCCGTGTCGAATTCGGAGAAACCGAACGGGATGAAGAGACGGGGGGTTTGGATTGAAGGAGATTCTATTGAAATAAAATTACCACGACGGGCTCCGATCTTGAGATCGTCCCGGTTGTTCAGAGCATCTTGAAACGTATAGACCATGTTAAATAAGATTATCGAAAAGCTTTAACTCACATCTTCATGCGATGGCTGCAATCCAAACAGGTGATGAATATGGTCATGGGCTCGTCGGCCGATCGGGTCTGAAGCTCTGTGTAAGTTGTCTTCTTCGACTTGCACCTCCTACAGGTAAAGACCCCATCCTGGCGCGCTCCCGTCCACTTGGCATTCGACAACTGCATAAGTTCGTCGCGTTCCCTATGCTCCCTCTCCAGCTGGACTCTCCAGCAGGTGGGATCAATCTCCTCTGCAGTCAGGTTGGTGGTGTCCCACAACTCCCTAGAACGCAGACGCCCAATCAGGTCGTGTTTTTCAATCGCCTTTATCATGATCAGGAGGCGCTGCTTGTACGTTTGCTGTTTGTAGATATTTGACCACGAGTTGTTGTTCGAGGTATTCAGGCGAGACCTCAGCCTGGTAGTCCTGTGGGACACATTCATGCCTATCATGCATCTCTCGACGTACTGGACAACCTCGCCCTCAATTTTAGAGGCCATGGCAAATTCCTTCCCCGCCTTAACCAGGCCCTGGAGTTTCCTTGCCAGGAAGTTGACGTGGTTTAGGCGAAATTTGTCGTCTTCGAAATTCGTTTTCTTTTGTTTTTTTCTGGGGAGGGGGTCCTCGTCCAGATCCTCGTCCAGATCCCGCCCGTGAAGGTCCGCCGGGTCCTCGTCCTGATCCTCGTCCAGATCCTCATCCAGGTCCACCTCGGGTTCCTCGGGTTCCTCGGGTTCCTCGGGTTCCTCGGGTTCCTCGGGATCCTCGGGATCCTCAGAACCCGACAGCTCCCACTCATCTTCAATCGGATCCATATTCTCACCCCCCTTCTAACCATACTCTCCACTTATCCCTCGGTGTAAATTTTCACTCACTTCTTGATTGGTTTTTTTGGTGCAACGGGCTGTCTCACCGTTATAAAATCAGAAGCCCTCGCTGGTTCTGGAAATTTAAACGGCGCGACGGGGGATTTGAATTTTTTCCCTCCCAGGCAATTATCAGTGTGTAATTTACAACACTCGGGGTGTAGTGTACACTTATTCAGGATCGACTGACAGTCCCCCCCACAATTCGGAGTCGCGCGTTTATATGTCTCAAACAAGATAGGAAGTAAGATGATGGGAAACATCCTTATGTCTTGGGCGATAAAAAAAATCAGGACTGACACGGGCCCGCGCGCCAAAAAAAATAATTTCGTATAGTATATGTCTGGATCGAATCAAGCGAATGTCCTGAAATACTTAGGTCTCGATTATATTTTCAATGGCAAAAATGTCAACAACGTTAATAGGGAAAAGATCCTTAAGACGACACTCAAGAACAGTGGATTCAGGGGATATGTATTTACCACGAAAGGTTCGTATAAAATTGTACATCCAGGGGAAGATCCCATTCATATCCAATACATCAACTTGAAACAACTTCACAACATGGGTAATAAAAATAGTACCAATAAATTCATGTACGCTAACAGCGGTATTGAGGAAAAACCTACTCGGCTCATTGAACTGACCCACTTCTGCAAACTTGATGATCAGCCCCCAGGGTGGAACGGAAGTGGTTTGAATAAAAAACTCGAAGACTTATATAAGAAATTTGTGGGTGAGGCTGTGGAGGAGGAGACCGCCGGGAACGAGAACGCGACGCCGCAGAGGGCCCCCGGGAACGCGACGCCGCAGGGGGGCCCCAGGAACGGGAACGGGAACGGGAACGGGGGGACGACGCCGCCGGTGGGGCAGCCGGAGGGGCAGCCAGAGGAGGCGCCGGCGGCGGCGGGAGGGACGGAGGAGCCGGAGGTGATAAACGGGAACGGGGGGGCGCAGCCGGCGCAGCCGGCGGCGGGGGCGCCGCAGCAGGGGGCCGGGGTGAATATGAATAATACGAACAATGAGAACGAATGATTACTTCCTAAATATTTTAATAGTACCCCCTAGTAATGAAGAGTCTTCAGTCTAGCCTGGACGGTGATATGGGTCCAGATCTATACGGTTCGACCCTGGGTGGTCAATTCTACGAGTCTGAAGACACCGTCCCCGACCTCCCCCAGGAGGATTTAATCACAGACAGATTTAGCCCAAGTTCCCAGATTTCGAGTGTCGGATTCAATCCGCGTATCACAGATTTCCGACCCCAGGAGGTGGCTGGATCTCGTGGAACCATCGAGGTACCGCGGGAGGGATACGAGGATCCCGGCGACACCCGCCAGGATAGGCAAAATAATTTTGTAATAATGTCCTCTCTTTTCGGTGCATTAACCATTATATCTGCCCTAATTTTCGTGTAAAAATACACCGAGGGATAAAGAACAAGTACTATTAAATGAGGGAATTCATCGTAGGAATACACACGGCGCGCGAGGCCCATCGCGCGGATGATTTCAACCCATCCTACCCAGCGATCACGACGATTACTATCGAAATGAAGTTGAACAGGCTCGTGGATTTGTCAGAGTTTGAGAAGTTCATGAAGTACCCGTCCACCGTCGTGACATCTCTGGGTAAGGTGAGGACGTGGGCCCCCAAGGATACCACCAAGAATACTTTCAGAAACCAGTTCACTATCACGTCCAACGACAGTCGCAGGGTGAGGTCTGCACTGGTCTTTAAGAATGGAAACATCAAGGTGACCGGGGTGGAGGATGAACACGATGGTCAGGACGTCGCGTTCCAGTTCGAACAAATTTTTTCCAGGTTTTTTGATGTGAGTCGCATAAAAATGGAGGATCTGCATTACAGCCTCATCAACGCCAAGGTGAGGTTGAACAGAACGATCGCGTTCGACAAGCTGGCCGATTACATTGACCACACCATACGGGGGAGACCCGATTTCCACGCGGCGCGGTGCAATTTCAACCGTTCCCCCGCGAGGAATTTTGTTCTGACAGTCTCGGGGAAGAGGGTGACCTTCTGTTGTTATTCCACCGGCACAATCATGATTCAGGGAGCCAGTACAATAAAAAATCTCGTGGAATCGTACGACATACTGCTAGACATGTTCGAGAACAATCGACACATCCTGGGAGGGCCCTCTGAAAAGGTCGAAAAAATGGACATGTTCAGGGGATATCAGATCGATAAACTATTTTCTGTGCTAAGTTTAAAATGAGTACGCGATTGGGTGATGCCAGCGGCCGCCGTTTCACGGACTACACAGCTCAGACAATCAGAAATGAGAAGATCGCAATTGACGCGGGGCTGGAGCCGTGGGACGGATATAGCTACCGTCGTTACCTCCTGGGCGATCTCTCGGGGGTTCGCGAGACCCAGCTGTGCGTCCACGGTTCGCCCGCAGGGGGGGCGCCGGTTATTACTGCCCCCGCCCCCCGGGAGGGGTGGAGTCTCCGTCGGGTGTGGAACTACCTGTTTAGTTAATCTCGTAAATAAATATCTTAAAATTCTTCAGTAAAATCTATAGAATTTTCAGCATTTTTCATACCGATTCCTAGTTTCGAGTACGACGATTCCCGTTGTTCGAAGAAATTGGTTTTAGAGCTCAGTCCCAGGGCGACCATGAAGTCGAATGGATTTTTTGAATTGAATATCTTTCCGTACCCGAGTTGAAGGCAGAGTCTATCCCCCACGTATTCTATGTACTCTTTCATCAGCCTGGAGTTGAGACCGATGAGGTCGGACGAAAGGGCCCCCTCCACAAATAATGACTCCACCTCCACCGCCGCCCTGACGATGGCGTGGACAACCTCCTGGGAGGGTTTATTTTGAAGCAGCTGAAACAATTCGCAGGCAAAATCACAGTGAAGCGCCTCGTCCCTGGAAATAAAGGAGTTCGCCATGCACAGTGCGGGGAGGAGGTTTCGTTTCCTGAGCCAGAATATACCTGCGAATGACGACGAGAACAGAATCCCCTCGACGCAGGCGAACGCAACGAGGCGTTCCGGAAAGGATCTGTCACGGTGGAGCCACGACAACGCCCACTCGGCCTTGCGCCTGATGGCCGGTATCGTTTCGATCCCCCTGAAGAGGGTGTTCTTGGTGTCCTCATCTTTCACCAGGGTGTCCAGCAGGAGGCTGTACGTTTCCCCGTGAATCGACTCGTTGAAAGCCTGGTATGCGTAAAAACTTCTCGCCTCGGATATCTGAACCTCGTTGCCGAAATTCACGTCGAGGTTTTCCATGACGATGCCGTCTGACGCTGCAAAAAATGCCAGTATATTTTCTACGTATTTTTTTTCATTCTGGTGAAGACTATCCCAGTCGGCAAAGTCCTTGTCTGAGAAGGTGATCTCCTCCGCCGTCCAGAAGGATGCGACCGCCTTCTTATATAAATCCCACAGGTTGTTGTATTTGATGGGGAAAGTCACAAATCTCGAATTGTCTGGCTCGAGGATCGGTTCCATTCGTGTATCCTGGTACTTATAAACAAATTATATTTATAACTTAGTGGAGCTCGCACAGCTGGATATTTTCCCTGATGCAAACCAGGGTGCGTTTGTATACATACAGGGAATTGGGGAAGGGTTTGTCCGCCCTCTTCCTCAGCGGCACCCACCGGCCCGCCCCATCCACCTTGCATTCGACGATGTCTCCCTCGCTGTAGCCCGCGAACTGGTCGAGGGGGGTCCACGCGACTGGAATATTTGCCGCGTCTGACCTGACGAAGAGATCGTACCCCTCATCGCGAGCGGGTTCCAGATAATTGACCCACTGCCTCTCCAGGTTCACCCGATTGTGGTACACCAGCTTGAAATCGACGGTGTGCAGTTCCAGGGGTTTCCACTTGAACAGTTTGGGATCTGTGCCGTACGTGATGGGATGATTTTCCGGAGTGAAAATGATACCATCCGAGGTTGCTGGGTCATATATCTCCTCGAGCCTCTGGAGGGGATATATGGGTTTCACCTGGATCAGGTGTGACCGGTCCTCCATGTAGATGATTTCATCGACCAGTTTTGCTGCGTAGCCATGCCTCTCGGAGTACCTATTTTTGTGTACGTCGATTCCACCGCAGATGGCGCAATCTATGACGTGGTATGCACCCCCCACGAGTTCACAGTCCAGAATCGTAAGTCTCCTCGCGTATCTTGGAAATCGAACCCCCCTGAGGGTGCTCCTGGTGCCAGACCGGTTCACGTCGTACACCGCGTCACCCTCCACGATGAGGATCCTCCTCTCTCCATCCAGTTTAGTGGAGCACCAGTAATTTTCCCGTTGCAGCGTGGCAATGTCCCCGCGTTCCAGGGAGGAGGGCTGGGGGCACGGGAACCTATTCCGGGAGGGGGCCCCGAGGACGGTCCGGAGGTTCTCCATTTACTACCACTGATTATTTATGCCTCGGTGTGAAAATAAATCTATCGATAAATTAAATACAGTAAGAGAAGAGTATTAATTACGTTGAATCCCACGATTGCCGATAATATTATAAAAACGTACCTCTTGATGACCCTCACTTTCTCACTTTCGTTCACTATGCTGAAGAATTGATCCAGGACATCGACCTTCATGACGCTATACAATTAATGATTCTTATTTTTTCAGTTAAAGTTATAACTCCCCTGTGAGTAATGGACAGATTCCTCGCGCGGAAGTGGAAGACCCAGACCGAGTATGCCGGAAAAATCATTAATTGTGTATACATGGATGAGAGGGCAACCGTGAAATTCATTGGAGAGACTGACGACATATTCAGCTTCCCCACGGACAGCATCAGGAGTGATTCCGACTTCATGGAACTATTCGAAAAACTATCAATGTTTCACAAAAATATTATATTCGAGGACGCCGACATCCTGATGAAGACCCCGGTGTGGAAGTTCTTAAAGTCGGGCCACCCCCTGATGAACATTCATTCCATCTGGATACCCAACGAATTCAACACCCCGGTGGACAAATTCCACCTGGAAATTCGGGGGGAGGAACCCGTCCCCCACCTGGAGCGAAACATGGATTTGTTCGACACCCACGACGACACCATGAGGGTGCTCCTCACCACCAGGCCCGGCCCCCTCACGTACGGTCAGTATCTGAATGCCATATCGGAACCCGGGAATTCCCTCGGAATAATTCAGGAAAATTCAATAGATTTGAAATCCCTCCAGGACATTGCCAGGATTAGCGAATTAATTTCGGAATGCGACGCGAGTACGTCCACCAACCAGGAGATCAGCTCCATAACGGGTATATTGATGACGTCTCACATAATAGGGGGGCGGCTGAAATGTCCCCTCCGCAAGGCGACCGCGTGGAGTAAGAACTTCAATGCCAATTTTCGGAAGAAGCGCTTAAATATGATAAATGCCCCCCAGGAATATCTTGATTTTTTCGGAAAGAATCCTGACAGGATAGTGGATTATTGTTTTAACTCAGCTTCGCTGGAGACCCTTCTCTCCGCCCCCTTCGCCCCCCGGCACGACAAAAAGGAAGTTAAAAGAATATGTGCATTAATAAAAAATGGGAAGTGAAGACAAGACCCCCGAGGAGACCCCCGAGGACGTCGAGACGTGCGAGTACGAGGACTTCAGCATAAATGTCCACCAGAATGAGGTGCATTTCACTGGCGATATCACGAGTGAGTCGGTTCACCAGCTGTCCATGAAGATGAGGGCGCTGGACAAACGCCTCAGCCTGTTCAACGGAGAACAGATAATTCATTTGTTTATTACCTCAGACGGGGGGTGTCTCTTCTCCGGGTTCAAGTGCTACGACATAATTTCCTCCCTGAGGTGCACCATCCACACATACGCCGTGGGGTTGGTGGCCTCCGCGGGAACTTTACCTTTCATGGCCGGCTCCAAGCGGTTCATGGGAGACTATTCGTTCGTGCTGATCCACCAGCTTTCGAAGGGGGTGTCGGTGGGGGAGAAGTTCGAGGAGGCGAAGGCTAATTTGAAAAATGATAAAATGTTGATGAAAAAAATGAGGAAGCTCGTCGAGTCCAAGGGAAATGTCCCAGAGGACAAGCTGACCGAGATGTTAAAAAATGATATATACCTGGACTCCGAGAAATGTCACAAGTGGGCCATCGCCCAGCCGTGGTTTAAGTAAATTTTTTTTCAGGATATAGAATATACAGATGAATATCAAGCGCTCGGGATCATCCATGACAAACTCCCTGAACGCGCTGACTCCTCAGGCTAAAATTGTGTTCTTGGCCGCCCTGGTGCCCCTGATCACCGCCCTGACCAAGTATCGCTGGATCGATGCGGCGGTCCTCGCCGTCAGCGGCCTCCTCAGTGTTTACAACATGACGTGTCTTTCGAGTGGAAAGACGTGCACCATGTGGGCGTGGATTCTTTCCGTCACGTTCGCGGGCATGGTCGCTTTCGAATTCCTACAGGAGGATGGCCCCAAGCCGGAATTCATGAAGACAGAAACGGAGAAGGCCGAGGAGGCGGCCCCCGTGTCGGAGCTCGAGGCGGCCGAGGATGACGATGAAATGTTGAACGAAGAGGTGTTGTAAAGAAATAGATTAATTAATAGGATTTTTATACTATTCATTAATCCTCGTGGCCCTCCAGGGGAATGGTGGACAATCCCGGTCTCCCAACCAAGTTATTTATGCTATCAAATACAGTTATTCTGTGTTCGTCGGTGGTGTTCAGGGAGATGGGTGTCATTTTTATAATTTCGGGCAGCGACAGGTCGAACTGCTGGTCCTCAATCCTCTTTTCGAATGCCTGGAGGATTCTCTTACTTATGGCCGGTCCCTGTTCGAGCAACCGCGTCAGCGTCAAATCTGTTATTTTTACTAGCTCCCCACCCGTCTGGGAACGCTCCTGGCGATCCAGGCTCAGTTCGAGGCGGATTTGTCTCGACAGTTTGCCATACGCTATGGCGGCCGCCCTGTGGCCCTCCGACAGTTCCGCCAGCTTCAGGAATTGAGAAATTGTGGTCAATATGGCGGAAAAGAGATTGAACGAACCTATAATTAAAGGAACTATTGCCGACGCCTGGGCGTCGTCCCTAAAGGAACCCATGGACATGTTGGCGGTTCCGGACAGGGTGCCGACGATGATGGCCGGGAGGGTGAAGGACATGTGTCTACTTTTGTACTGACGATGACATTTCGTGTGCAGGTGGTTGTACACACTCGCTATTTCGCCATATCTTTTCAAAATATTCTCGTGGGTGGGCGTCCACCTATCCTGACGTTCCATCCTGCTACTGAAATATACTGGGAAAATATTCAATCGGACGCCATCATCAGGTCGGTGATTCCATTTTTTATTACCCACTTAATGAAATTTAACTGGCCCACCGTTGTTTCTATTACATTTCCAGGCTCTACTTCGAACTTTATACGCTGCGATCGGCAGAAGGGGTCAAAGTATTTTTTACTATATCCACTCAGCGACGACTTATACTCGATGTGAACCTGAAACAGCTTTCCATCGACATTCTTGACGTAGCTCGTGCCGTGGGTCTTCGCGAACTTCGTTACGAATTTTTCGATAGATCTCAGGGAAATCTTGAGATTACGGTGACACAAGATGTCGAGGAGGATCTGGGCGTTCTTCTCGACCCTGAAGAATGCCTCACAATTCATCAGGATGAGGCGCGACTTACCATCCATCTTCATTATTTCATCGGGTGGTGTTGTCTTTAAGTCAGTATGGATTTGGCGTGTTGTTTACATCGCGTGCCGTGCACCCTCCTTTTCCCACACAGCTTCACCCCGTTGTAGTGGGTACACACTTCCATGATCCACCTCCCCTCACTGTCCTTCTTGTTGTCTATCGCCTGGACGCACTGCTCCACCGACACCCACGGACACGCCTTGTTGACCAGGTGGAAGGCCTCCATGACCCGACAACTTTCGAGGCGGTATTCCTCCGCCTCCCTGTCCTCCCTGACCTTGGTGGCCGTTTCATTCAATATTTTAGTTATTTTGTTAATAGCTGAAATATGACGATCCTCAATCATTTCCCTTTTTAGTTCTCACGGGGTGTCTCTAACTTACTTCTGGAAATGACTTCTAATAACTAGGAAACCGGTCGCGGTGAGGGCGGCGGTGGCGAACAGGCCGAACGTGGACTGACCCCCCAGGCTCGAGAATGCGGGCACGTGGGCTGCAATCTTGCTTTGAAGCTGGGGGGAAAAGGCTCCCGCCACCAGGAGGGCCAGGAGCAGAAATTCGAACTGATTCTCCGACAGCCCCCCCGGGTAGGTGATGACGACCTCCTCGTACTCCCTGACACCGCCACCCAGGTGGCCGGTGGGGGCGGGGGGTGGCACCATTTCGATGGGGGTGCTGTCCTCCTCCTCCTCATTCATCATCATGGAGCGCTGGGCGTTTTGAATGGAGGGGTCGGAGCGAGTCTTCTGGGTGGGCATGGGGATGTTCAGGGGCACCCCCGAACCGTTACTGAGATCCACAGGATTCATTATGTTAATACTTGTTCTGGTTTTTTATCCCACCAAAAAACGCATTTAAGAGCTGTACAGGAGGCCCCCCATGCCCGCTGAAATACGCAGGATGTTGTAGTTCACGGCATACACGGGGGTGGTGAAGGTTCCCCCCCTGATCTCCAGGCGGGCCTGATCCAGGCGGGAGAAGTTCAGCGAACCGGTGGGCTGGAGGCGGGCCATGTCGTCGCAGAAGGGCATGACCATGGTGACATCCTCGAAACCACCCCCCTCGACCACCGGCACCGCCGCGAGGGATCCGTGGAGGTGGGGCCGCCCCGTTCCATATCCGGTTCCGTAGTAGCTCGGGACCTGGTTGAAGTGGGGCACCGCGGGGCGGGCGTCTCCCACGTCAGCTCCGTTCAGCTGGATCTTGATGGGGTTGGTCGAGTTGAAGCTGGCCTCGTTGCCCACCGACGCCAGGAACTTGACCGGGTGGTTGAATGTCAGGTCGACCCTCTCCTCGAGGCCGCTCACCGCCACCTTCTGGGTCTGGTGAATCAGCATCTCCTGGGGGGTCGATACGAACAGCTCGCGCTCCGCCACGTCCAGGTACATGAACTTGGCCCACACCTGGTACGTCTTGTCCTCGAAATCCATGTTGCCGGTTATGAGCGCGGGGGCGGCACCGCCGGTGGGGCCATACCCCCGCCCCGAGCCGGCAGCCCAGTAGATGCGGATCTCGACGTCGTGGAAGGCGAGGGCCGCCAGGGGGAGCGACTGGGCCATGTTCTCCGAGAAGAAGAACTTCAGCGGGTAGAAATAAGAATTGCCCTCGGGGGTGCCCACCTGGGTGAAGGTGAAGGCCGTGGCGTCGACGGCGGTCGTGTGGATCTCCCGCACGGCCCCCACACACGAACCCCCCGCCTGACTGCCAACAGCAGACCGGGACGAGTGACACGCCATCAGGTCCTTGAATACCTTGGTGGAGAAATCGAAGTCCTGAGAATCAATCTGCTGGCCCCCGATGAAGAGCTCCACGTGATCGATGACGGTCGACCAGTCCACCAGCTCGGTGGCGCCGGCGGAGTCGGAACGGGTGATGTAGACGGAGTTGAGGAGGTCCCCCTTCCTCTCGAACCTCACCGACGACATGGCGTTGGCCTTGGGGGAGTTCTGGATCACCTGGGTCTCGATAACCGAAGAGAAATTCGTGTGCCTCTTGTAGGTGGACCGGAAGAAAGAGATTTCTGGATTTCCGGTGAGATGCACGTCTTGCTGTCCAATCGCAACTAACTGAGCAACTCCGGACATTTGGTTTACCATTACCAATTAAAATTTTTTTCATGGAATCTCGCGAATCTCCCGAAGAACTTGAACCACGCCGTCCTGTCCGTCACGAATGTCGACGAGACACCTGTGGCCCTCCCGGAATTCCCATATCGTCTTGAATCCCATTATAACCTCCGCCTTGCGGTATCGAAAGGGAACCTTCACCTCCATCAGGTCGAGTTCCACGTAGTACCTCTCACCGCGCCTGTAAATGGGTTTTGTGACGGTCATTTTTTTCAGACCTACAGGTAATACGATGTCTTTAAACATGAAGGAAGTATATGGTTTAATAATATTTTTTTTAGTGCCATATTACTGTTCTCAAATTTATAGAATGAAATTGATGCTACCCGGGGGGACCGGGAAGCCGAGCAGGGAGGGCATCGAGAGGGTCACCGAAACCATGCCCATAACCTTCGCGTTGCCCATGATGGTATTTCTATTCGTGCAGGGTGTGTTTGACGTCGTGAACAAGCTGGCCCCCGGGATTCCCTTCATAAAATATGTGGTCCTCCTGGCGGGGATTCCCCTGACCCTGGTGGTATATAACTTCGCGGGGGTCACCGCATTCTACACCCCCCTGGATAGTGAATTCTGGACGACGACCGCCAGGTGGTGGGCATTTCTAATCGGTCTGTGGACTTTCGCGACGGCCCAGACAATGTATTTGTCGGTCCTGTTTCTCGCGAGGATCTCCATCACGTGGGTACACACCCTCGCAGGTTTCTTCCTCGCAATTGTTAAAATGGCGGTGAAGGACACGCCCCTGGAGGTCGTATTCGATTTCTCCTACGCGGTCTTCAAACAACTCTCCGATTTCATGGATGTGGTGTAACCCATCGTGGAAACTCTGGGCGCGGGGGCCAAGGCGGCCAAGGGGGCCGGTGACGCTATTGAAAAGGGGATAACGAGTGTATTTAGGTAAGGTAATAATAGTGGGCCCTGCGGGACCAGTATCCACGCGCCCTCCCCACCGACCACGGACGCTTGCCCAGGTCCCTGTTCACTGCGTTGTGGAGTTGAACAAAATATCGAAAGGGGTCCCCCCACCCCG